TCATCAGCACCTGGTGCAGATTCGGTCAAGACATAAGTATCTTGGTCAACGTCACGAACACCACCAAGTGAAACAAAGTCCTGTCCATTATAACCTTCAAATTGTAACTGTGTAGAGTTAAATCTAATAGCACCTGTAATACGATCTAATGCATTAGGACGCTCGTTTGTAGTTCCTGATGGAATTATAAGAGATCCAGTTGTGTCACATAATACGCTTGATCCTGCTGAGGGTTTAAATACAACACCTTGACCATCAATATCTGTTACAGTAACTGTTATACCAGATCCACCACCTACTGCAGGAATTGTAATTGCATCTCCAACTTTATAGTTCTGACCTTTAGCATATATGGCAACTGATGAGAATGTTCCAGAAGCAACAGTAACATCAACAGTCAATCCAGTTCCACTTCCACCTGTGGTTGCAGTTTGTGTATATGTTCCATCTGTATATCCAGATCCAGCTCCTGTGACTGTAAGTGCAAGAACTTCACCAAATGCTCTGACTGCACCTGTACTATTATTCTGTATTACGTTTTGTCTAATACGTAATTTTCCTGCATCTAAGTTACCTGAGAATGTTGCAGTTCCAGATGTAGTTTCTAATTTGAATACCTCTGTGGTTCCATCATCAACAATGAAATCAACGTTTGTTCCACCCTTAAATGTAAAGTCTCCACCACCTTTAGTATCAAATGTTAGAGGAACATCAATATCGGTTCCTGTTGTACTGATAGTTGTAGAGTTATTAATTTCTAATTTTGTTGCAGTTGCACCAATTGATATTTTTGGTGTTGTAGTTTCTACAGTAAAGAACTTATCAGGACCTATAGGATTTACTGCAGCATCAATACTTAATCCTGTGAATAGAGGACCTGCAGCACCAATGTTACCAATTTGAGTTCCAGCTACAGATACACCTATTACATCAGTTTCTTGATGGAATAAACCTGTTGTATTGGATGTGTTGAATGATAATGATGGGGCAGCTGCAGTTCCGTCTGCAATTGTTGTTGTAAGATCATTTATTGTCGAAGCAGTTGCTGTTGAGGATATTCCTCCAGAAGCTGTGAGAAGACCACTAAAAGTACCAGTGCTAGTAAATGTTGCTGTGCTACCACTAACAGGTCCTGATGAAGCTACTCCTGCAACGTTAAATACACCTGATGCAGATACTGAATAATTTGCAGAATTTATAACACCATCTGGTTGGAGAGTAAGTTGTCCCGAAGTAGCTTCTCCGAGAATCATGTTTCCAGTTTGAGTTAATTCAAGTGATTTAGTTCTTGTAAGAGTTGCGATACTAACATTGAAACCTGTTCCTTGAGTTACCGTTTCTCCACCAACAGGTCCTATTATTAAGGTATCTGCAAGTTCAAAAGCATTACCGCCTTGTGCTACATCTACGCTAGTTACAAATCCAACATTTGTTACAGTATATGCAAATCCAGATCCACCTCCACCTCCAACAGTAGCGTCATCAACAGATAGGACTTCATTTATAGCATAATCTTGACCAGTTAATGAGATGTTAGTAACTGATGTAATACCTGTATTATCAGAGTTGATTGTAAATGTGAATCCAGTTCCATTACCTCCTCCCATGTCTGAGTTTTCTGCATATAATACATCTCCAATCTGTACTCCAGTTCCCTGTGCAGTGATATCAACTGCAGTTACTTGACCACCAACAACTGTGACATTTCCTGCCATTCCACTACCACCTTGTCCTGCAGCACCAGTAGTCCAAGTAATTACACCAGGTTCAATCATGGATTGTCCATGATTAGTACAATTTAAGTAAGTTTCTGTTGCAGTAGAAGCAATACCCGATGCTGCAGCAATTTCAAAAAATGCTCCTGCCTGTCCAATTGTTCCTACTTGTCTTGTTGCAACGTTAGTTTGTGCTGTTCTTAATTCTATGGGGTGATTTACATTACTAGGATCACTATTATCAAAACGATATGTATTATCTTCTATAATTGCAACACTCTGTCCTTCAACGCCATTAATTAACCACCTTTCAACCACTGGATCATAACTATCAATTGTAGCTGTAACTCCACCACTAGAAATATCTTCTTGCTGTGCATCTTGGAATCCTGATCCAGTAACATTACTCAAATATATCGTAGTTCCAACAACAGCAGTAACCACACCAGTAGTACCAGATACAGAACCAGTAACAGTGTTACCTACTGCAAATGTTCCTCCAGCTAGACTTGAAAATCCTATCTGACCTCTATTTACAACAGTTAGTGTATAGGTTGTGGTTACTGTACTTGCATCATTGTAGAAAGTTACTCCATGAGGATTGTCACCAGAGTCTGCATAGTTAGATCCTGCATTAGTAATAGATCCACCTAAACCAGGTACCACGAAGTCAGCAGTTGCACCTTGACCCGCAGCTGATCCTGTAAATGCAACATTACTATATGTACCAGGTGTATATCCAGATCCGTTAGATGTAATATTTCCTGTTAAAGACTGAACATTAACTGTTAGTTGTCCATTTTCTCCACCACCACCGTCTAGAGTGATAGTTGGCACACTCTCGTATCCTTCTCCTACTGAATCTAATGTAAGCGATCCAACTCTACCAGTTGTCTCATCTAACAATGGAGTTATTGCTGCAGGACTTGTTGGATCTCCAGTTATATTTACTGTTGGTAAGTTTCTGTAACCTAAACCTTGAGTAGCCAAACTTACTGTAGCTAATGGGAATCCTAAAATTGCATTTGCAGCAACACCAGATCCTGTTGTATCTCCAGCTACGTTTGTAAATGTAACTGTAGGTGCAGATGTATATGTTCCCCCTCCAGAAACAGCTATTGAATCTACAGCAAATCCAACATTTGCTGTTAGTTGTGCTCCAGCTCCAGATCCAGAATCTGTAACTGTAATTGTTGCTGTCTGTGAATATCCTGTTCCACCATTTGTAACTGCTACTGCTGATACTCCTCCAGCTGAGACGGTTGGTGTGAGAACTGCTTGAATACCTTGGAATAATTGAGTTCCAGTTCCTCCAGATGATAATGATATTGCATTTCCTGCATTAGCATTTGCTTGAGATGATGCAACTTGAATTGTATTAGCATCAACTTTAATAGCGTAATATGTTCCTGCAGATAATCCACCAATTGCTGTTGCACTTGCATCAAGAGTACTGATATCATATGTCATTTGATATCCAGTTTCAAGATAATGATTTGCGATTATGATAGTGTTTGCAGTTGTATCTACAGTAGCGACACCATTATTAACTTCGTCTGCAACAAAAGTATTTTGTGGTGGAGCATCAACTGTTACTGTTATTGTACCCGAAGTATATCCAGTTCCTGCATTTAAAATTTCTACAGTTTGTATAACACCACCAAGTCCTAATGTAGCTACCGCTGTTGCTGCACCAGTGCTAAATCCTACGTCTGGAGCAACCGTATATCCAGAACCAGTATTTGTTAATACAAATCTTTTAATAGAACCAGTGGTTTCTATCGTTGCACTAACAGTTGCTTTTTGAAATGGATCACTAGTTACGTCAGTTGGTTGTGCACCACCTGTATATCCAGTTCCTGCACCTGTTAATGTAACAGTTCCAATACCATTTTTAAGAATAGCAAATGATCTAGTAGAGAAACTAGCTGCCTCTGATGAACCAAAAACTGTACTATCTTGGAATCCACCAATTTTTAGAGCACCTTGTATTGTACTACCAAATGATATTGATTTATTAACGTCAAAATAAACTGCTTCTTTAACAATTGTCTCAGCATTAACAACGAAGTCCTCTTGTCCAGAAGGGTCAACAATTACCTGACCTGTAGTAGAAGTTAAACTGTTACCCGCAATTCGTAAATTACCAGTCTCAATATATGCAGGGAATATATTAGTCGTTCCAGTTGCATCACTTAATGTAATATTTGCAGCAGACTGAGCTGTTGATGTAGCAGCAAAAGATACGTTACCAGTTTCTTGGTCTACAGAAAATGCATCACCAACACGGAAGTCACCATCTTGGTCTGTTGAGGAGAATAAAACTTTACCATTATTAAGTTCTTCTACCTCATTATTCTGTACAGCAAGAGATGGGTCATTTGTGAAGTCTTGACCAGATCCAACATAACCGAAGTTATGTGCTGTCATTATAAGTTTTACACCAGAACCATCTGCTTGTACTCCTTTCTGTCCATAGACACATGCAGATGCTACTGAACGCATCTCAGCACCGAACTGAGAATAGTCAGCGGTGATAACAGATGTAGCAGTATCACCACCATCTGTCCTTATATCAGATGTTCCACCAGATACGTCTGTAAAGGTCGTAGAAGCGTCTGTACCGTTTGCATGAAGCAATAGTACTGTATTGATATCTGAACCATATTCGCTTGTTGTAGGAGTAAATCCTGCAGTGAAACGAGCAGATGCCTTACTAATTCTTACCTCATCAACATGTCCGTTAAATGCTTCTGTAGGAGATGCTTGATAATCAGAACCTATGATAACAGGTTTTGTAGTTCCATAATTGTTAGCGTCTGTATATGTTCCTATCTGAGTTCCGTCTAAAAATAGTCTTGTAGTTCCTCCATTTCTAGCAACAGCAACGTGATACCAAGTGTTAGTTGCTAAAGTTCCACCACTAATCTGTGATGTATTTCCTACTGCATAATGTAATGTAGTTCCATTAAGATACATTGTAGGTGCTGTATCTGTAGCAGAATTATCTCTAAGATCAAATATTCTTTGTATGCCTGATACACTGCCAGGTCTAATGAATGCTTCTAGACACCAGTTTGCTGTTCCAAATCCAAAGTCTTCGTCTGTAGGAACCTTAACGTTATCTTCAGTTCCGTCTAATAATATAGATGCTGTTCCAAATTTCTTTTGTGCTGTATCTAACTGTGAGTCACCAAATCTACTTGTTGTTTTGGCTGGTTTGTTGGCTGTAGTAAATGCTCCAGTTCCTTTGTTTCCACCTACAGAGTATACGTAAGTTCCATCATTTGATGCTATGATAACTCTTGCAACTGCTTTTTTGTAAGTAATATTACCAGAAGTAGTTCCTGATCCACCATTGTTGCCATTATCATATGTAAAAGTATTGGCATCAACAACAGTTATCGGTTCAAAAGCATCAACTCCAGCTCCACTAATATGATCCGCATAAATGAAATCACTGTTAGATAAACCGTGTCCTGTTCTTGTTACTGTGACAATATCTCCAGTTCTAGAATAAGTTCCTGACTGAAAACTATCTTCTAATTGATATAATATATCTGGAGCATTTACGGTTCCACTTACACCACCGAGTTTTAATCTTAATTGACCCGCACCAGCTTTACCTGTAGCACCTTGAATACCTTGAATACCGATAGATGCAAAATAGTTGAAGCAATTCAACCACTCTACACGCATACCGTTAGTAATCTTTACACCAATCTGATTAGGTGTTATGAATGTACATTCGTTGAATAAAACAGAACTATGCAGTGATGCAGCATTTAGGTTTGCACCATCTAACTTAGCACCACGTCCTGCGTCTCCTTGTGCATATCCATAAGGATCTGAACCAGAAGTTACACTACCTTTTGTATTTACTGTGACTCTCTCAATGTATGGACTCTGTGTAGAGTTCATACTAGAAACTACCTCAAATGCATATCCATCATCATTGCCACTATCATAAAAGAAATCTTTAATAGTCATGTCTGAGATGTGAGAATCACCAGACATAATAAACGCAGTATTAGAACTTGTTGCGTTTGTTGGTTTAACCTGTGTAGATCTTAGGTTTGTTCCACGTAATGTAACACCATCTCCAATTGTCATTGGAAATGCTTCTTGATATTCGCCAGGTGCAACTACAATTGTATCTCCTGATGTAGCAGTAGTTAGTGCCTTTGTAATCGTTAGAAATGGTGTATCAGGATGCTTACCATTAGCACCACCATTAGCAAGAGTTGTAATATCTGAACCGACTGAAGCAACATAAAAAGTATTCCCCTGACCATTCGTGATGTCAGAAGAAAGCATAGTAGTGACCACTTCACCTGTATTAGGTTTCTGGTTTGCTACCTCTATTATATTTGATCCATTTCTAGCGTATAGTTTTCTATCCGCTATATTAAGAGCGACCTCACCGTCTTCTAAATTAGAAGTCGTCGGGACTGCCGATGCTGTCGTCGATCTCTTTAGTTTGATTCTCGTTGCCATCTAAATCATTCTCAGATTGTTGTTCAGCTTTCATACTATTTAACTGAGTTTGTAAGTCTTGGATTTGTGCCTCCATCATTACATTTATCAGTGTCAATTCAGAAATTTTCTTTTGTAATGTGTTAATAACAATTTGTGCGTTCATGATTGTTTAATATCAAAAAGTTCCACCGTCTATGGTGTCAGTCCATACAGGCACACCCGCTGCAGTTACAGTTAGGACTTGGAATGATGTATTGACATCATCTCCTGTGCCAGGTGATGCCATGTTTGCGGCTGCAGTTACTTGCATTGGATTAGTACCGTTACCATAAACGATACCGTTTGTAGTCCATGTGCTTGCTCCAGTTCCACCGAACTGAACCTCAAGGTCTGTATCTAGTTCTAGATCACCTAGTACAACTGTACCACGATTGCCAGTAACACCAAATACAGTGTTTGTATCTGTTGCATTTTCAATGAATGTGAATGCACCAGCTCCATCGGCACCACCTGTGCGGTCATAACCAAAGAAACCAAACAAATTACCAGTTCCAACTTTATTATAATGAACCTTAACACCACGATCAAAATGATCGTCATCACCAGTAGTAGTAATAAGAACAGAACCTTCTGCCATTGTTTGTGAAAGGTTATTACTCAAAGTAACTGTTTTTGTTCCTGTATTGATAGCATTAATAACTGTGCTATTAGGAATACCAGCTACTGAAGAAGTAACTGCGTCACCAACCATCAATTGATCCACAGCATCTACAACAACATCTGGTTGACCACCAGCTGCAGATGCAGTCAATGTAACAGGAGTTGTTGGATCTCCTAATTCAATTGTAGGATCATTAACTGACATTGAAGCAGAGTTCACTGTAGTTGTAGTTCCATCAATTTGCAAGTCACCTTTAATAATAACAAGACCACCCGCATCAGTTGTAGGATCGGGGTCAAGTATTAACTCTTGAACAGAGTTGATAGTAGATAGTGTATTGCCATCTAACTTAAGGTTATCAATCTGAATATCACCAGTCTGAGCTGTGCTACCAGAGATAGTTGTAGTTCCATTGAAGGTTACACCATTCTGGAAGGTTGTCGTTGCGTTGACTGTGAGAGAGTCTCCAGCTGCTGTACCAATAGTGGTGTTATCATCTACATTCAAGTCTTTGATGTATGCAGTTGCAGCAACACCAATACCACCCGCAACTGTAAATGCTGCTGTAGCAACGTTAGAAGCGTCTGTAGTGTCTGCAATATTGACTTGGACACCAGTGCCATAGTTCCAGTCTGCACCTTCTACTTGGATCTTGTCAGAAGTTGTCTCGTCATATCTGATAGAACCATCCTTTGTATTACCAAAGTTTAGTTTCATATCATCAGCGATACGCAAGTCGGGGGTACCTGCTACACGCTT